GTTCAATTGATGCCTTTTCTTCTGATGCCTCTTTACCCGGTAAAAACCCGTGTGGTGTCACAATAATCTTACCGTCTTCAAATCCAAGACCATTAATGTGGTTTTTCATAACCGATACTTTTGTTCTTGACGCAAACTTAACTGTTCTCTTGACTTTTGTTGCGGTAATCTTAGTTGTGCCAGCACCTTTTTGGTTTCCAAATAAAAATACTAAAGATGAGTTTAACCAAATTGCTTCTCCCCCTTTTGCTTTAATTTTTGGTTGACCGAATGGGTTGTCAGGTAATTCTACCCATGGTTGGTTAACAATGATAAGGGTGTTTTCATATTTTGAATCCGCTTTACGTGATCCTGATATTCTTTGATTAATACCCATACCAATCTTGTCAGCCAATACAGATGCGTTGTGTTGTTTTCCACCTTTACCTTCGTAAGTCATTTTACAAGGAACTGAACCAACAGAATCCCACATAATACATAATGAATAATCTAAATCCCCTTTTTCTTGAGCATCTAACAAATCATTAATGTAGTCTGTAATTTGTTCTATATAATCAAAGTTATTATTGAATATATAAAACCCATCCCATTCTAATTCTCCTGTTTCAGTGTCAACAACCTCCTCACATTCAAAACCCATAAGTTTAGCATGTTCAAAAGACCACTTCTGTTCTGTAATAATAAAAACAGGAAGTATTCCTTTCTTTTGTGCATCAACAGCGGTTTTAACTAAGGCAGTTGTTTTACCAGTATCTGAATGACCTAAAAACATATTAATATGTCCCATCGCAGGACCTGGTAGTCCAACAGCATCTAAGAAAGGTTCACCAAGATCAAAAAATCTTTGTGGTTTATATTTTGCCGATGTGGAAAACTTTTTCTTTAGTGAACTAAAATCATTCTTCTTTATTGCCATAATTTTTTTTATTAAATATAATTAATCATTTCATAATAATCACTATTAAAATTTGGTTTTAATTTAAAATTACCAATATTATTTTTAGTGATTTCATCTATTTTTTTATAAACCACTTCTTTTGGTATGTCACCAAAACCGGAAACGTGATACGTATTCATTCCCCATCTATAAATCATTGTTGGTTTCCCGTCGTCTTCATAAATTTTTGCATTATTTTTAAAAGTAATGTCAAAATCTTCACCAAAGTTTTTATCGGGAAATTTAATTCTATTTATATATTTTTTAGTATAAATATTTCCGTTATTAACACTACTAAAAATTTTGTTAAACTTATTATCAATAAACAAATAGTTAGACTTTGATCTATAAATTTCAAATTCTGGATTATTTTTTATAAAATTTTCAGTAATTTTTAAAGCGTTTGGGGCTAAAAGATCATCATCGTCTAATCTATATATGTAATCATATAAACATTTACTAAAACCCCATTCAAGTTTTTTAGAAATACTTGTAAATTTTTCTTTTAAATTAAAAATTTTTACTTGTGGATGATCATATGAGTAAACATTATCTAAACTATCATTAATAATGACTATTTCGCTATTTTTATTATTTTGTAATAAAAACGATTGTATTGCCTCTTCAAGTAAATGATGTCTTTTGTATGTTAAAGTTAACACCGAAATCATTATTATTTGTTAGTCTCTTGTTCATTTAATAGTTTTAACATGTCTTCAGTTACTTCAAACTTATCATCTCTTTTTACGTTATATTTGTAAACGGTTTCCAACATTTCTAACTTGTCTTTTGCGTTTGTCATTCTTTCAACAAACTTATCCATTTCCTCTAAATGTTGTGGGTGTTCACCAATACCAACAGGGTTATTAAAATAAATTAATAATGTGGCCTCAGCTTCAGCCATTTCTGACCTATATTTCAAGGTCAGGGCTTCGTACATTTTTTCTGATATCTTATTCATATTTTGTTATATTAAAAAGGTAATTCTTCTGATGGTTCTTCATCTGCTTGTGGATCAACAACAGGTGTTTCTTCTTTAATACCACCAAGTGAAATCTCAGCCTCTTCACCATAGACATATTTTTTAAGGTCTGAATTCCAAATTGGTGTCTCTCCTACCGCAACAGCTTCTAAATACTCAACAGGTTTTTTAGAATAAACATCCGTCCAAGTAAGTTCGTCTTTAACCCATCCATCCATGATTTCTTTATCTTCGTGTAAAGGTGCTGGATCATCATACATAATGGTTTGAACAACAGTATATTCTTTACCTTGTGGTGTTTTTGCCTTTATCAACTCAATGATTAAATCTCTACCTTTTTCAGCGTCAGTAACATCACCTTTTGCTTTCCAAATAGGTAGGATTTTATCTAAAACACCTTCTTGTTTGTAGTTATGTTTAAATCTCCAAAACTTAACACCATCTTGTTCGTTATCTCTGTCAATAACTTTAACGATGTAAAACAATCTTGCTCTGTATTGAGACGCTAAATCTTTATCTTCTTTCTTACCTGTAGAAATAAGTTCATTATAAACTTCAGTAAGTGGTGATCTTTCGTTGTCGTTTTTATCAGGGTCATACAACTTAACCCATTGTCCGTTAACTTGAATTTCGTGATACCAAACTTCAACAAATGGTGAAGAACCATCTTTTGTTGGTAAAATTCTAATTCTTTTTTGTGCCGATTTCTCATTTTTTTGAAGAATCGCAGAGAAATACTTCTTCATTCTGTCTTCTTGAGAAATGTTTGATTTTTGTGAACCTCCACTTGGTTGAGAGTTCTTTTCGTACTGAGCGAGTACCGCATCTAAAGCATTTGACATAATTTGTTTTTTAAAAATTTATACTCTTTTATCTGAATAAAATATAAGTATAAATCTAATAATGTCAAATAAAAAAGGTTCGGATAACCGAACCTTAATTTTTATAATAAATTTCTATATTTTCTACGATAATTTTCATTCATATTTTCTTCGTCATCGTAAATATTAAATGTTTTTTTAATCTCGTTTGGTGAAAAGTTTTCTACCTCATCTGATGTTAAAACATATTCATTCTTACCTGTTTTTTCCATTTCTTGTTTTTTATCATCAAAAAAATCGGTTAATTTTTGATTGTATGGATACGAATCTAAAGATCTTAACATAAGTTTTTCTTCAGGTGTTTTTTCTCTATACCTATCAAACTTAGTTTCTAAACTATCAATTTTATTTAAAATTTGATCCATGCTTGCTAATTTAGATTGTAGATCATCTAATTTTGCAATCATATCGTCCATAAATGTTTCTTGTTTATCTTTAATTTCTTGTTGAGCCGTAACTAAATCTGTGATATCAATTTCTTCGGTACCTTCTTCTTCACCTTCTTTTTCTGTATCAACTTCTTCAACATCAGGATCAGTTTCAGTATCAATTGGTTCTGGAATTTCAGTTCCTTCTCCACCTGCCGGTGGCTCTCCTGCAGCTACAGGATCTGCCGGTGGTGCACCTGCCGCAGGATCTGCCGGTGGTGCACCTGCAGCCGCAGGATCTGCCGGTGGTGCACCTGCAGCCGCAGGATCTGCTGGTGGTTCTTGTTCATTAATAATATACTTATTTATTTCTCTGAATCTTGATATTTCTTCTAAAAGTTTTTTTTCTATTTTCATTTTAATTTTTTTTACCCATTCAATAATGTTTTAACACCTGTTGGTGTTTCAACTCTTAATGTTCTGTTTGTTTTTAAAGTGTTGTCGACTCTTTCTATAAGTCCGTCTTTCATTCTTATAGTATAACAATCACCAGTATCTAAATCACAAACTTGTTTGTGATTCGCATCTATTTGTTTTTCAGAAACTCTTGTATCTTTTTTCAAATAGTCATCTAATAAATTTTTAACATTATTCATAATTCTTTTTTTTATATAAATATATCGTTATGGGGAAAACGTCTTAAAAGCATTTTCAAATATTGTCATGTATAAATTATAAGTTTCATAAAGGTTAGAAATTTCAGGTTTAACCTTTTGATTAAACCTATTTTTAAATCCTACATACAATACGCCGGTTTGTGGGTCTGTATAATCTTCATATGATTTAGGTATGTTTTCATAAAAACCAGCACCACCACCCGGTTTAACGTATCTTGTTTGATCCCAAAATAACGTAAATATTGTATAAGCTTCTGCATATTTTTTAGCATTTTCTGTTTGTGTACTGTTATCTTTTAATTTTATTATATCATTTAAAAACGTTTTTACTAAATCATGATAAAATAATAATGATTCATCTATTGAGTTAAATGTAAACCAAGGGTAAGGTTGTCCTTGATTTTTTTGATCAGCAGTCCCACAAAATTGACTTTTAACTACTGTCATTTTTGCACCATTATACTTTGTGGTTCCAGGTATATTATATAAATTATAATTAGGTGTAGAAATAATAGTTGAGTTAGTAAGATTTAGTGCTTTAGTTTTAACAATACCATAATAAAGAGGTTTTAAATTACTGTCGATATTATAAGAATTAATTATGTCTTTTAATTCGGACTCTGTTGTTTGTTTTATTGATATGTCAACAAATGGTAAATCCTTATAACTTGCAGCAATTTTACACGTATTTTGATCTCCTTCTACTGTTCCAACGTTTTTATCGGCAGTGTTATTGGTAGTTACAACAGGATTCTCTGTTATTTTTTTATTTTTAATTATTAAATCTTTGTAATAATTTAAATAATCTTTATTAACAGAATCTAATAAACTATTAGGATCAGGTAGGTTATAAAGAGGCATTCTAACACCTTTAAATGAGGTATCAAATTTACCGGAACTTATACTGTGATTAACCTCCATAATCCAATACGGACCATAAAATAGTGGTACATGTCTAAGATTAAAATACATGGTTGGTTGTATCATTGCGTTCCCCATAGTATCAACTGTTGTGGTATATGACCTTGTTTTGTAAATACTATATAATGATACTGTTTGTTGAGCCACTGAATTACCCGCTCCTTGGTTACCTAATTCTGTTATTAACCTATTTGATTCTGCGGTATTTTTCTTTTCTGACATATCTAAACTAACACTTTTGAAGAAACTTTGGTTTTGAATACCGTAATCTACCGCAAAAGCAACCACTTTATTATTTTTAGAGAAGTCAGTATCTGAATTATATGAAGTCCTTAATGGGTTATCATATTTTCTCATATCAAAAGCATCATCTCTATATCTTTTAAATGATGTTTCTCCTCCTAAATGTTCTGAAGGTTTACCAACATAAACACATAAAAATTTAGGTTTTGCATCCATATAATCAACATCCAAATAAGTACCAAACATTGATCCTGGTATTTCAGTAGGAATTGGTGTACCTTTTAGTACCGCTTCTTGTAATCCATAAAAATTTACATAAGCTGGCATTGCAAAAAATAAAAATCTATTTTTTTCTAATATCGCACTTATTAATTGTAAATAACTTTTATTTGAATCTTCAAGTAATCCCGATAAATCGTCAATTGTTATTGTAAATTTATTACCAATATCTCTATTTGCTTTATCAAAAAATAAAAAATCTTCAAATATTGTTCTATTTGTAAAATCACTACCAGCGATCCATTTATCATTAACACCTTTAAGTAATGTATATTGATCTAATTTAACTACATTACCTGAAGTAGTGCTATTAATTTTATCTGTTGTTATTTTAACATCATCTAATTTACTATTCAAATATCTTATTGTTTCATTTAAAACCTCCTCATTAAAAGTTTTTTGTTCTCTTACATATGCGTCTATTTTAGAAATAAATTTTACACTATTAAAAGTTGGGTCTTTTAATTTTTCTTTTGCATAGATTCTAATTAAAGGATATAATCCTTGTATATTAGAAATTGAAAACTCAATATTATTATCAATAAAGAAATCAGTTATTGTTGATCCTGTATTTGAATATTTTATTCCGTCTTGTGTAAATTCTCCAACATACAATCTTAGTGCGTCCCATTCAGGTTCTTTATTTGCAATACTAGTTATTAAAGCGGATGGTCCTGTTAATGAACCACTACCTGGTAGTGTGGCTGTTGGTACATACGAAGTTGGTTTTATAAAATTAGTTGGTTTGAAATTAACATTTTCAGTAAAATAATTAAATGACTTTCTATCAAAATTTGATGGGTTACCCATTTTTAAAATGCAGTCAAAATTTAAAAATTCAACTACATTTGACATAAAATTTTTAGTTTGAGCATCAGCTAATAATACACCATTTTGATTGTCATCAGAAGTTAATGTAACTGAGTTTTTTGGTATTAAAAATAAAGATTTTATTTGTTCAAATAATCTTTTTTGTTTTACGTTTTTAACCTGTCCAGGTGTACTTGATGTTGAGTTTGTTTTTTCACTGTCCAATATTAAATCAGATGCTATTGGGTTTGGGTTACAAAAACTTAGAAAATATTTTTCAAACTCATCCAATATTTTAGGTTCAAATAAAGAAAATATTTCTTCAATATTTGAATAAGTTAAAGTGTTATTTTTTAAATCAAATGCGTTTTGTTTTTTTCCATTTTGAGTATCTATTGTTTTTATATATTCATTATAGTTTGGTTTTCTAATTAAGTTATTATTAAAATACCCAAAATTAGATAGTCCCCATAAACTTCTAATAGAACCGTTATGTACCGATTTATTATTAAAAACTTCTTCTTTTATTTTATCTAAATTATTAAAACATTCAAAAACAGATTGATTAAATTTTAATCCACCCATACTTGGTACTAATAAAATATTATCATTATCTCCGTTTGGTTTTTCAAAATACTGATGATAATTTTTTATTGTTATTTGTCTATTTAAATTTGATGTATCAAACCCAGGTGCAAAAAATTTATTAAAAGAACTTATAACCTTAAGCCCATTATTTGTAGTTTCATTTACAAAATTGTTAACGCTTGGGTTTTGTAAAATAGATAAGTCTTTGTCATAAAAAAATCTAAATATATCGTTTATAACTTTTAAATAAAATCCTGTACTTACAATATCATTATTATTGTTAGTGTTTGGTACAACGGTGGATGACTGTAACACAATATCTCCAACCCAAGATCCTGAATATGTCGTTGTTGCGGCAGAATTTATTGGGTCATAATTAGTTAAATAATCAAAGTCTTTCCATATACCATCTAATATATCAACATTATTATTAATGTATGTTTTGTATCTATGCCAAATTGCACCATATTTTAAAACCCAAGAATATGGTAATCTATGTAACGATGAAAATTTATTTAAAGTTGCCCCTAAATAATCTAAATCAATAGGGTCTTGTCCGTTTTCTGTTTGTTTTATTTTTTCTTTTGTTGTAATTAAAGGTAATGAATTTAAATATAAGTAACCTAAACCAACATAAGGGTTTTTATTATTTTGATTTTTAGATAATTCAACACCTTTTAAAATAGCGTTTATAAAATAAGGAGTATTTAATAAAGATGTTGTTTGAATTTTACTACTAACATTACCTGAATATTCATTTCCATAATCTATAAACGACTCTGTAAAATATTGATCTTTTTGTTTTCTATTATCATAAAAAGTTTTTAAAGTTTCTCTTGAGTTTACGGGTGTGTTAGATGAAATATCAGTGACGTACTGTTGGGTATAATTTTGAAATCCGTATTTATTTAAAAATACATTTATATTTGTTTTAGATTCAGTTTCATTTAATCTTGCTAAAGTTTTCTTTTCATCTAAATAAATGTAAGTTTGTGTTTTATAAAAATCTTCAATTGTTGTTAAAGATTGCCCATCTTGTAAATTATTTTTTAACCACGTTAAGTCAGTAAAAGGGTATGTATCTAAAAAATATTCTTTAGATGAGTTCGTACTATTAATATAATCTTTTAATTTATCAACTAATGGTATGTTTCCACCAACAGCAATCGATATGCCTTCAATTGAATCTACACTATATATTTTATTGTACGGATTTAAAAAATAATTTTTAATGTAATCGGTAACATAATCAGAATTTTTTAATAATGTCCAATTTTCACCTGTTCCATTATTTGATATTTTTTTTAAATAATCTAAATATGTTGTATATCCTATTTTAAAGTTTTTAAGTATATTTGTTAGTGCTGGGTTAGGGTTGTCTTTTAAACTTAAAACTATGTTTTCAGCATCTATATTAGATACTACTTTATCTATTTGGGCTTTTTTATAATCGCCTCTATTAATATTTGCGTAGTGTGTTGATAAATAAGATCTTTCAAATAGTTCATATAAAAAACTAACGTCTGTTTTTGTTACGTATGGTTGATTGTTTAATGGAAATTCAACCGCAGAAACTGACATGTAGTTAGTGTCTGTTTTTGGGTTATTTCCACTTTGTGGTGTTGTTGGTGTATTTTTTTGTAATGCTGCGGTTATAAATTCTTCAGTGAAAGCAATCTCAGGCCAAATACTATAATTAAAACCTTTTGTTGAGCTTAATGAGTTTGCATCTCCTGGATATTTTATAACATATAAATCAGACCCATCTTGTTGTGATTCTTTTTCGTAGTATTGTGGCCAAGGATATACAGTATTTTCATTATTTAAAGCAAAAGATCCGTTAACCAAATCTAAAGAATCAACACCAACATTATTTTTGGGTGATAATATAGCATTTAGTCTTGCTGGATTTTTTCTTTGTGTCCAAGCATTAGTGTGAACATCATCTAACATTCGATAAAAAGCATCAAGACCGGCAAATAAAACCGCAAAAACATTTCTAATAGTTGGTTGAAACCCTAAACCATCTTCGGAATTTACTATTAAATCAGATAATTCTTCAGTTAAAGCTTGTTCTATTTTTTTTGATTTATCATCCACAATTTTTTTCATTTCTTGTAATTTAAATAAAAATGAGTTAGGTGAATATTGATTAACTAAATTTGGTATTTCTCCAAATGAAAAATAAATTGGGCTTGATTGGATTTCATTTCCGTTACTATCTAAAATTTTTTGGGTTGCATTATTAAAACTTTTAAAATCTGTTATATATTTTTTTAATTCAATATCGTTTGGTGTTCTGCCTATATTTAATTCGTATGATTGTCGAAACTCGTCATTTGAAATTGAATTATAATCTATTGTTTTTTCTAAATCTTGGTATTTTATTGTGATTGTAATTTCTCCTGGTTGTTCATTTTTTTTACCGGGTAATTTATATTTTTTATTTTCACCAAAACTATTATTTTTTTTAAGTAGATCAATATATGATTCTAAATTTTTCTTTAAATTTTTCTTTGTTTCTTCTCTTTTTTCAAAACTTAAATCTTCTTTAAATGGATAATGTATCGATCCATTTATCACTAATCTTTCAGTTGTGTCTAAAAAATCTTGTACTGAGTTTATATAAATTGATTTTTCAATATTAATTAAAGTGTTTTGATAGTCATTAACATCATTAACAACATTAAAGTCGCCTTTTGTTATTTTTTCTTGGACTATAGTCTCATAGTTAGTTGCCCTATAAATGAAAGTTTCTAATGTCATTCGTGGGAAGTTTTTAGGTATGAGACCCTTACTTTCATAAATAGAATAAACCTCTCTTAATTTTTGTAAACCAATAGTATCGTTTTCAACTTTTAATTGTGTTTTATCATTTCCCGTACTATTACTATTAGTATTATTTTTTTGTGTTGTTACTTTAGTGGTAAACATTTTTGGTGAATTTTTACCAAAAGATAAAATACTATCAGCCAATATAGCACTATTTCTACCCATAAACTTTAAACTTATTTCAAAATTTCCTTGTCCTGAATCAAACCTAGCGTTAAAACTTAAAAGAGTTAGTTGATATCTAATGGCCTTTCCATACCATCCTTTAAGTGTTAAATAAAATGTTGGGTAAGGTAAATTAAAAAAAACAGAATATACTGAGTTTTCACCTTGTTCAAATAGTGTTCTACCTCTTACATCAACTAATTTCATGTCAACCGATGGTATACCGATTGATGATATTTTTACTGTTATGTCTTTTATACCTAAAGTTTGTGTGTCTTCATAGTTTAAAACTTTTCTATTGAACTTTAAATTACCGTCTTTTGTTGTTGTATATTCTGCGTTTTGATTTATACTTTTTCCTTGTCTAGAACCTCTTCCTGTAAAATCGTCTGACCAACTTGTGTCAAATGCAGTTTTACCTTTTGGTTTTAAAAAATTAATTTGTAAGTCCTCATCACCTGAAGATAAAGAAGCAATTGACGTGTTATTAACTGGATTGTCAAAATTATCACCAATAGCTAATTTAGTCCTTGGAATTATTTTTGTTTCAAGATTAGCGTACATAACAAGATTTTCTTGTTGAATGTATCTATCTTTAATTTCACCAGAATTAGTTTGAACTTTATTTGGGTCAATTAAAATAATGTTATCATAATCAGCCTCAACTAAAATTTTGTTTTCCTGATTATATATTTGTCTAAATTTTGAAGGGTCATTAACGGCCATAATAAAAAATATGTGTATCTATCGCACTTTTGTAGTCTTTTAATGCATTTATTAATGGATATGGTATTATTAATACTGCGCCGTCAGGTATATTTGTTTCTAATCCACCATAATTAGGGTTTGCCGCAAGTATTAACCAACCAAAATACGGTGTGTTATATTTTTCTAAACTTATCTTATCAAGTCTAGATTTATTTTTCATATAGATATATCTTTGGTCACTAGTTCTAACACCAATATCAACATAAGGAACTACGGTTTGTTGTCCGTTAATTAAAAATTTTTGGTATCTATCAAAATATTGCATATTAATTAAATTTTTTCTTTAAGTTGTATTTATTATCTGTCGAATTCTGAGTTAAATTTTTTAAATTTTGAATGTCGGTATCATTTGCTGGTATTTGTTTTGAAAAATCTAAAATCCTTGTTTTACTTTCATTATATGGTCTATATGTTGGTGTGTATTTATTTAATACATTATTTGAAAAATCAGTAAATCGTTTATCAACAATTTCTTTTTGTTTTTTGTATTGATTATAAATTCCTGTATCTTTTGTTGATTGGTTTGTTGTTGGGTTCCAAGATAAATTAGAAGCCAAATAATTTTTCCATGCTATTTTATTTTGATTATCATTTATAACACTAACAATATCATCTAAAAAAGAATTTATATTATTTACAACATCGTAACCAAATACCATATTAAATCTGTTTTCTTCTGAAGTTTGATTAGCCCCAATTTCTAAATCAAAAACAAAATTATTTTGATATTGTTTTTGAGTGGTTGTTGTTATTATTTCGTAAGTTTCTAATTTTGTGATAAAATCTTTTAAATCATCCCCAACAATTAAAAGATCTCCTCTTAATTCTAATAAAGTATTAACGTAAGATGTGTTTGATACATCAACAGGTGTTGTACCACTTGTTGTGTAAATAACGGCATTACCTTTTGAATTAATAAACCCATCTTTTCCGTCGGCTACAAAATTTATTTTATCAACTAAATTAATTAATGCCAATTCGTTTTGTACGATAATATTATTACTGTTGTCAATATCCGTAATATATTTTTGTTTTCTTTCGTCTGCTAAACTTTTTAATTTTCTTCTTATTTTATTTTTCTGTATATTTGTAAAATCTTGTCTTTGAAGTATTGCGCTTAATATTGGTGTTGTGTTATTATCAATATCCTCTTTTATTTTATCAAATAAAGAATCAATTTTATCTTGAAAATTTTTAGATTTACCATAAATTTTAACCAAATTAGCGTTCGGTGAGTTAATATTGTTAAAAAACCCTTCTTGATAATCCCTATCTTTATTTATTATTAATAAACCACCTAACAAATGTTTATCATTAACAGTTTTTAAAGAATTGAAAACGTTTGTTGTGTATTCTGTTGTTAATGTAATTAACTCTTTCATTTTAGTTTCATATGCAATCGTACCAGTTTGATTTCCATCTACGGTTGAGTTTCCTGTTTTAATATCACCAATGGTGTTTCCTATTTCATTATCAATTTCATTTTGTGGTTCAGTTTTAGTATTAAGTTTTGCTTGTTCATAAAACTCAGCATCATATTTTTCTGTTACGTCTTCAGTAATGTCAGCTCTTTCATCATACATTTCAGTATTAGCATAAAAATTAAATGATAATGCGTTTTGTAATTTTGAAATTGGCGCAGCTAACCCCATTCCTCCAATAATTTTAAAACCTAAAGAAACAGTAGCGCCCATTGGTTGTATACCAATACCTTCAGGATTAATATCAAATAAAGGTGCTTTATCATATTTAATAGATAAATTTTCAGGAACAATTTTACAATGATAAAAATCACCTATTCTTAAAACTAAAATAGGTGGTGACCCAAATGCACTGTTAAACGCATCTTGGTAACTAAGAGTTGCAGTACCTGCTGCACTTTGTGTAACTGTTGGTATAGTATCCCCAGGTCTAACACACTGTTGTAAAAATGTTAATCGGGAATTTAAACCTTCAGGTGTTAATGAGTGAAAAACTGGTTGGAAATTTTTAAATCTTTTTTTAAATGAATCAAAAACAAACGGGTCATTTTCTTTTAACATTTGAAAATAATTACATTCAGTTAATAAATTTCTAATAAGTTTTTTAGCCAGACCTTGGTATATTGGTGTGTCTTTTATTTCTGTAGGACTAAAAGTAAGGTTTTGTGGTGTAACATTTGTTTCTGCTGTAGGTGGTTGTGATTCAACTATTGGTTCTGCCGCTGGTGGTTTAGCCGCTGGTGTAATTACAATATCCGCAATTTTTGTTCTTCTACAAGCCATAGCTTGTATTGAATAATACCCTTCATCGTTTCCATTAACAAATTTTAATGAACAATCAATATCTTTAAGTTCAATATCTGATAAATTTTTTGGTTGGTCTCCTTGTGCATCTTCTTTTGTTATTATAAGTGTTTTACCTAAATAATCCTCAAGTTTTTTTTCGCCAGGTTTACTTTTTAAAATGTATTGTTTTACTGCACTTATTCTTCTTTTAGATAGTTTAATATTATAACTTGCACCTCCATTTGAGTTAGCGGTACCTAATAAACTAAAACTTACTTTCCCCCCTGAATCTAAAATTTTACCAATTTTAGTTATAAAATCATCAATATTTTGTTTTGATCCTTTAACTCTTTTTTCAAAAAAGTCACCAACCGCCGATTTTCTTGAATCAATATATGTTGTTAAATTAAAGTCCGCAGTATCATTTGGTAATGTTTTTGGTGTTGGTTCTACAAAACCATCATTTAATATTGTACCATTAGAGTATTTTTGACTATAAGAGAATATTTTATCTTTTGCGTTATTTTTATAATTAGTTTCTTTACCGACATAATTGTTATAATAACTCTCATAATCATTTAAAGCATCTGTACCACTTTCATTTGGTATTGTTTGATCATAAAATGCAAAATATTCTTTTGTTTTATCGTTTAATTCATCTGAAATTTCTTTTGTTTCATCAACCATTTCTGTTTCTTGTGGTGGTGTTTGTTCAACAACTTTTTTTACGTCTTCTTTTGTTTTAACAAAATTAATAGCTTGTTGAATATCATTTGGTGTAAATTGTACGTATTTTTTAGATAATTCATATAGATCATACCTTAAACATCCGGCAAAAAATGAATCCATTATTTTTGTAATTTCTGATTCAGGTTTTACATTTTTCAATTCCTGATCAACTAATAAATTACTTATGGAAGGGTGGTCAACAATTATAGACCAACTTATAGATCCACTTCTAGATGTATTTTGATACGTATATATAGGTTCGGGTCTACCAATAAAATTATTATCCTGAAACCCCGCTCTTGAATCATCTGAAAATGTTAAATCATAAGGTGGAAACCACATAATTCTTCCTCCGTTAGGTCCTTTTTCACATGCAGGTAAATCATCTACAGTAAACCCAGGTTTATTTGAAGTTCTCCATGCTAAATTTTCTAAAGAAAACATATATTTTTTTGCTCTTGCCTTTCCTGATTCGTCAACCACAAGATTCGTGGATTGTCCGTTTTTATCATTCATAGGAGCAATATTAAGATTAAACGTATTATCAAAAACAGAATATGTGTATTTTCTAATATTTCCATCTGTTTTTTGTAATTGACCATAAGTGTAGTATGGTATGTCTTTTGTAAAAATTCTACAGTATTCTAAACCTTCAAATTCTTTCCCATTAGATTCGATAGAGTTTTTTGTAAGATATTTAATAACTCTTGATCCTTTTGTCATTTCTCTATAACCGTCATTAAAAACTTTAGATACTTGATTTATTGCGTTACCAACATGTGAAAATCTTTTTGCGTCTTTAACTTTTGAAGAAGCGTCAATTATTTTTTGTGTAACATCTAATAAAGATGAGTCTCTAAATTCAAAGTTAGTGGACCTAGAATCGTTAAAATTTCTTTTTAAATCGGTACCAAAAACAGGACTACTTTCTAATATTTTACCGCTCTCACCTACAACCCTACCTGGTTTAAAAAAACTCTTTTTTGTTGTCCAACTAAAACTACTTGTTATTGGGGTATTACCGTCATAAAAATTTCTACTATTTAAACCAAAAAATACGCTGTTTAATTTTTCTCCTTCAAAATCTTTGGCCACTTCACCGTAACCAAAAACAGGACTTTCCATTACATTTCCTTTATATTTTGGTAAGTAGCTGACGGGTGAAACTATATCATTTATTGAATTTTTTTTTGTTCCAATATAAAAAATTCCTTTTGGTACTGTTAAATTTTTTAATACTCCAAAAAGATTATTCGTACTATAATCAGGTCTAAAATCGTTATAAGCTAATTGATCAAATAATAATGTTCTTGTTGCTGGTGATGTGAATGACGCTAAAATTTCAGATCCGGTTTTATTTCCTTGTGATAAATTACCAATTGATTCTATCGTTTGCCCTAATGTCGCAGCTATAGGGTTTTCTACTAATCTACTACCGTATCTTTTTTTAGGGTAATCAAAAATTTCACCAGGAATTAAAGAATACGGTGAGTATAAACCACCTAACCCAGCAACAAAACTTATTGCTTTACCAACAATATTATTTGAGTCTGTAATTTTATAATTTCTTGCTAATAATGGTACGTTACCTGAAATAATACCAACAGCATTGAATGGATCTAATTTAGGTTTAACTGATATCTCACCACTATCTGGATTAATACTTGAATCTAATGCGTTTACCCTACCTAATGTTTCTGACAATAGTTCTGCTGCGACTCTATATCTAAATTCTTTTCTAAGTTGTTTTGCTGCAATATTAGCCAAAGATGAATCTTGTGATAATAAACCATTAGAACCTAAAGAATCGACAGGTAATAATAATGTTGCTAACAAGTATTCTGATGGTAAAAAAGAAAAAGATTGTGATGAATTATAATATTGTTGACCAGTTGTTTGTATTTGTAAGTCATCTATTGTTTGTACCTCATATGCTCCATTATTTGGTACATATCTATTAATAATAAACGCATCATTAGCCTCAATTGTAGCATTTACTTCTAAAGGACTACCTATACTATCGGTAAAATCGTATTCTCCCTCAAAAGGTGCGGTATTTAAATTAACGTTATATTGAGAGGCATTAGTTACCGGTCCTTGTGGCCCATACTGATTTATTTGAAAATTTAATGAGTTTTCAGCAAAAACCTCTAAAGGACTACCAATAGTGTCGTTATAATCATAATTACCTTCGTTAGAAAATGTTTGTAAATTTACATTAGGATTTACTACGTTTTGGCTTTGTTCTCCTTCAGGACCATATTGATTAATAGGGAATAATATATTTCTAAAACTATTACCGTCAGTTTCTAATTTATCACCTATTGTATCTGAAACATCATATTCGCCTTCATTAGATCCTAAAATTAAATCATTATTAATTGACCATTTAGTATCACCATATCCGTTACCATTATTTGGTGTGTATTTATTTTTTACTCTTAAAGCAATTTCTTGTTGATCTCCTTTTTGTTCTAAATAACTTCCAATAGTATCTTCTATACCGTATACTCCTGAACCGATAGTTGTAATTATTTTATCGTCGTTAATCCAATAAACAGGATCACCAAAATCGTCTCCGGTTGGTTTATATACGTTTTTTACTTTTAAAAATATTTCCTGTTCGTTTCCTTTTTGTTCTAATTTTGATCCTACAGTGTCCGAAAGATCGTATTCACCTCCATTTATTACTCCTGAAGTTAAGTCATCATTAATAAACCAAACGGTGGAACCAAAATCATTTGCACCATTTTCAGGTCTATATATATTTTTTATTATTAAATCTATTTCTTTTTGGTTAGCAATTGTTTCTAATTTTGAACCAAAGGTATCATTAATGTCATATTCACCACTTCCTACGGTGTCTATAGTTAAATCATCGTTAATAAACCAAACAGTATTTCCAAAATCGTTAGTTGGTGTGGTTGGTTTATATGTATTTTTAACAATTAAATCAATTTCTTTTTGGTTACCTATTTGTTCTAATTTACTATCAACAGTATTAGGATAACCGTATGTTCCTAAATTAGTATTTGTTTGTTGATTTAAATTTATATTAACCGTATCTCCATATGTTGAATTAAACTGTGTTGGTCCGTATAAATTTTGTATATATAATAAACCTTCTTGCGTGTTACCAATCTGATATAATTTTGAATCTACAGTATTATTAATACCATATTTACCTTGGTTTGACTCGGTATTTAAATTTTTATTAATATTAATCGTATCACCATAAGAAGAGTTAGTCTCTGTTGGTCCGTACTTGTTTAAAGGGTATAGTTTTTTTTCTTGTTCGTCGCCTATAGTTTCAACTGAAGGACTATCAACAACAGAATAATCAACTATTTTTATTTCTTGTGTGGTAATTTTTTCTCCTCCTACAAAACTATTATCTACTCTGTAAGGTTTTAAATTTCTTACAAGTAATTTTTTTCTAAAATTTTCACTAGAATTAAATGATAAAGGACTTTCCATTTATTGTTTTTATAATAAATAGATATTTTTATGTTTTTTATTAACCAGGTAAAACATTAATTAATTTATCTGAATATTCTTTACTCAATCTTTCGTTTATTGTGGTCATTACAGTTTCTTTTAATTCTGGATTATTTAATAATAAAGACAATATTTTTTCAGAATTATTATCAGGAGTTTTTAAAGTTATTTCTAATTCAGATTTACCACCAATATTTACTTCATTTGTTATTTTATTTTCTGTTGTTATTTTATTTTCTATATATTTTTCAATTGGTTCTGATTTTGAAAACTCTTTCATTGGTAATGGTTTAATAAAATCTTGAGACATTTTATTTATTAAACTATATGATGAAAATAAACTTTCCATGTCTTTTTCAGGCATAAGTAAAGTAGCATCTCTTTTATCACCTATAAATGATCCAAAACTACCGGTTACAACTGTTTTATTTCCTGATGGTGAGAACAAGTCTCCAGTCGTTGGTGTTGGTGTTGGTATTGGTGTTGGTAGTGGTGTTGTTGTTGGTGCTGGTGTTTTTGTCTCCTCTGGAAGTTCATATTTTTTTACTTTTTCTGCTAAATCTGTTCTTGCCGTTTCAATAGTTTTTGCAATAATTTTTGTTTCATGTTCCACCCATTTAGAAATCGTCCCAATTGAGGTTTTGTATGCTTCAACAAAAGTATCACCAAAACCAGTACTGGCGATTGATGATTTTAATGTTTGAGCAAAAGTATTTGCAGCATCAACGGCATCTGTTTCTAACGCTTTAGTTACTTGCATACCTTTTTCTACACCAGTACCAAATATACCTGCGTTTTTAATTGATTCAAGACTTTTTTCCATTTTTACTGATACTGTTAGCTGTTCTTTAGCAATTTCTTCTATTGGTTTTTCGGCCTCTGTTTTAGCAATTTTAAGTTCTTCTAATTTTTTTGCAGTTATATCACTACCTTTTAAAATCTGATCTGTCCCTGGCATTTGTATTTGTATCTCACCACCAGGACCAATTTCGGCCATTGATGCAATAAAAGATTTGTCAGCTTCAGAAAAACCTGCGGTTAAAGGTATTCTTGACATGACTTCTTGTTCTTTTTTATACTTAATAGCCATTTTAGAATATTCATCATAAGACATACCCATTGCTTTCGCCTGATCAGTCATATCTCTTCTCATTTGAGGAGATATCTTAAATTCCCCTGTTTTAGAATTAAAATCAACCATTGATGAACTAGCTTTAAGTATGGTGTCTTGTAATGCCCCCATATCACTTTGAGCCATATACATTAAACTATGGACATCAGTTAAACCACCCATGTTGCCACCTAACATCTGTAAGCTAGAGGCCATTTCAATTGCCCCTTCAGGGTCAAATGCCTTATCGGCAACTTTAGCTGCTAATTCAATACCTATACCGACTCTTTGTGCTTGAATAGCCATTTCGGTCAATCCTTTTACACCATCTTTAAATCCATATGCTTGAGCCTTAAAAATATTATCAGCAACAGTTTTTGTTAAAACAGATGAGTCCACACCATAAGCTCTAGCAGACTTAAAAGTATCTTCTAAAATTTTTCTTGATTTTTCTTGACCAATTCCCATTTGCATCATAGATGCATACATAGCACCAACTTCTTTAGCCCCTATACCCATAGCCTTAGACAACATTATTGCTCCTTTAACATTTTCCGTTGTGATACTAACCATTTTTTGTGATGAAGCAGCAATTGTCTCTATATAATCTTTAGCATCTCCATATGCAAAACCATATTCTAAACCTTGTTCATAAACGTTATAAATTGTCGATTGTATTGTCTTTAAATTTGATTGAAGTCCGTTAGCAATTTTAGTATTTAATGTTGTTACGTCCGATTCTAAAGTTAAAAAAAACTTTTCTATCCTTGCAGGTTGAAAAGCTTCACTCATAGATGTTTCTATTTTTTTGGGGAACCCAGCCGCTTCCATGGCGGAACCAGCGGTTGTTGCAAATTGATCAGTTAATAACATATTTTTTTACTTTATAAATAGTTATTTATTACCTTTTTCAAATTCTTTATATAACTTATCTATAAAAAATCTTCTTTCGTATGTTGGCATATTTTTAATATCAAAATAGGTAAAGTTACCGTATTTTACCAAATAATACATTTCGTCCAATAAATTTTTTTGATAATTAGAAGAAAGGGCGAAAAAATTCGACCCCAAAGGCAACATTCACAGTTACCATTTCTCCTGACGGGGCCATTACTTTTCTTTCGAGATTTAATTTTGGTTCACATTCTGTGATAAAGTTTCTTAAACTTTTTGAATCGGAGATTGGCATATGATTAATAAATTGTGATATTTGACCTTTATCTGTAACACCATCCATTTCCACAATATGTGATTCTAATTTTTTTGTCACAACAGGTGCAACCATACCAACCGGATAATTACTTGTTATTTTATCTAAAATTTGTTGTTCACCAATAGACAATAATTTTAATAAAACATTTTTACCACTTTTTGGTAATGTGTACGAAAAGTATCCATTTTCATCAGGTAAATTTTTTGGGTCTATATAGTCTATTTCATCTAACAATACGGTAGCCTCAAAATCACTTCCAGTTTTAGGGTCAGTTAATAAAAAGTTATAATCATACCCAAAGGCGGTATTTCTTAAAAATATTAAAATTGCTTGAACATCGCAATCAAGTAGTTGGTCAATACTAAACCCAGGTTCATAAATTTTTTGTCTTAATAAAGTTTTTACAATACCGTCTTTATTATTTTGAGACATTAAAATATTTTCATCGTTTGCAGTTAAATAACCAACTTTAAGTGTTTCTTTTTTTGGTTTATAAAAAATACCTTTTGAGGGTAATTTAATTACATCATGTGGTAATGAGAAATTTTGTTGTCCATATTCTATTGCTTCATCCATAGTTTTTATTTTAAAAATAATTTAATTTTACCTTATGTAAATAAAAAACCCATCGATAACGATGGGTTTAATAAAAAAATATGTTTAAAAAATTAATAAACTAATATACATCTATCAGGTTGTAAACCAAGTTCAACCGTCATGATATCATCTGTTCCGTAACCAACACTACCAAAATTAGCCTTTGTTATTAAACATCCTTGTAATATCCATTTCTCAACAGCAACACCTGTTGGGTCTAACATTTCTAAATCACAGTCTTTTTTGTAACCAGCAGCATAACCCATACGACCGGTTACTGATTCCGCATGTAACCTTACCCACTCCATGACTGCTTGTGCTGCCGATGGTCCAATTGGATCACGTAATTTTACTGATATCTCACCCCAAGCAAAATTACTTGAAACATATGTTTCAGTATTTAAAAATTTTATTTCTTTTTTATTTATCGTTATTGTCGGTCTTGAAGCACTTTCAACATACCAAGAATTGATACCTAAAGACGAAGGGAACGTAAATATAAACCTATTGGATCTTTTAGGTTCATACTGTATGGGCATTTTCATTAATAAATCAGCCATAGTTATTTGTTTTAATTTGTTTTATTTTTTATTATAAATATTTGTATTTATTTTTTTTTCTATTTACTTTAAATTATTTTTAAAATATTCTTATAATATAACCGGTTTTAATTAAACTTCTAGTTTTTCTCCTCCTTTAGTTAAATATGTTCTTACTGGTTTATCTTTATATTCGCTAGATAAAAATTCTTTCATTTTTTCAATATTTCTTGGGTCGTCATCAGAAAACCCAATAAAAGGTATAATCTCATTATTTTCTACGTCATTTTTAAAATAAGCCTTTTCACCTATTTCTCTTGCTAAATCCTTACAATAAGATATAAATTCTCTCATCGCTTTAATTTTACCTTCTTCAGGATTGGCAGCACTTCCTTCCCCAAAACTAACAGGATAAAATCTACACATATCTAAATATTCCTGAATTATTTCTTTGTCATTAACCTTTAAATCAAATGATTCACTAACAGGGTTGTCAGCTAAGTTTCTATATTTTTTTAGATTTTCTACAAGAGTTTTACTATTTAATCCATTATGATTAGAAATAATATAATTATAAGTAGCCTCTTTTAATGTTTCAGGATTATGACCTCTTGCTGTTATAATTGCAAAAATTGAACCTCCGTTAATACATTCCACGAAATCGTTCCATGAAGGACCGGGACTTGCAACCATAGAGTCAATAATAAATCTTTTATCACCTTCAGTTCTAAAGTTTCTAAAAGGATTTGGTGCGTAATTAACAATAGTGGTGCCCTTATAGTTAAAAGGCTCAACACCTATCTGATGTCTGTGTTCTGCAAAATCTTCCGTACCCATACCAACCTCTTCTTCATTTTCAGTTAAAACCATAATTTGAGTTGGCATAAAACAAATATTATCGTCCCAATCAAAGGCGTAATATTTTGTATCAGGTTTACCTTCATCGTCAAACCCTTCAAAAATATTTCTTTTTTTTATTTCATTTAATATATGTCTTCTAATATTCATTTTTTAGATAATTTCAATAAAAGTTTTTCTAATTGTTCTTCAGTTAAAATAATATTTTGTTTTTTATAAGAAAAAGTTTTTTTATTTTCAGATTTTAAACCTAAACTTTCGTTTACTAATTTTTTTTGTATTTTCATGACTTTTTATTTTATAAATATATAAATGGGGAATATTTCTACTCCCCATCTTTTAAAATTTATTTATTTTTTAAACATCATCGAAAGATGCTCCTGTTGGTGTAATAACAAACTCGATGTCAATATACTCTAACGCTCTTGTAGGTTTTAAATAAATTTTACCTGTTAGTGTGTTAGAATCTAAATCTTCAGGTGTGTTAGAAACAGTAACTCTAAAGTCAATTAAACCTCTATCTCTTCTAATTTGATCTAATATTGGGTTAACTGAGTCTAAGAAATCTTGTCTTACTTTATCGTCATTTTGTTCAAATAACAATCTAACCGCAACCGCTGAAATAAGTTTTCTTGCTTGTAGTAACAATCTTCTTACATTAATTCTGTCAAGTGCTGATTCTTTAACTTGTAAAGTTTTATTACCCCAAATTACTGTACCAACATCAGAGAAAGTTGCTATTGGATTGATTCTACCTCTATATAACGTATCTCTATCATCTTGTGTTAACTTTTTACGTGCTTTAATTGCGTTTACTAAACCTCTTGTGTAACCTGCCGATGCAAACCAAGGGAATGCGATGTTATCTGTTAATGCTAAGTTTTTAACAACTTCTGCAGTTGGAGGTAAATAAATTTGAGTGTTATTAACTGAATCTCTTGTTAAAACCCAAGGGTAATAAGTTGCTGTGTAATTAGAATCTAAATCCTTATCTTCTAAACTATCAACCGCCTCTTGAGGAAAAACTAAACCTTCACTAACATCGGTAAATGACGGTAAATATAAATCAAAGTCAGGTGTTGTACAAATATATATCGAATCTGCTCTATCTGTTTCTACCATATCAACCGCAGCTTCAACTAAGTTTGAGTTATTTACGTAGTCAATACCTGGTGTTACAAAAATATTAATGTTTGTTGCTTCAGGATTTGCAAATGTTTGTTGACCCCATAAGTAAGCATAATAGTCTGTATTTGCCCAAACTTCTTGGTTAGGTCCTGTAATTTGTTTAAACGCACCCCATCCTGTTGCCGTTGGGTATGTTATAGAAGCCTCGGCACCATATTTATAACCTGATTGACCTAAAGCAAATGTGTCTTCATTTGTTCTATATTCTCTATAGATGTCCCATCCGTCAAAACCACCATAAGGGTAAACAGTAAATTTACGTGTATTTAATTTGTAATATTCATTACTTGCATCTGTTGGTTCAGAGTTAAAGGACGATACCCCCACTTCAAATAAAGATTGTCCTGAAGTTGGTGATGTAGATGGTACTGTTATAACACTAGCATTTACGTCCATGTGAAAACCTTTAGTTATATAACCCCAATCCGGTCCTGTTGTATCTGTTCCTAAATTTGCTGGTAATCTTTTTCCTTTATATTCAAAGAAATCGTAATCGACACCTGTAATGTTTGAAATACCTAAATACGCCCTTCTTGGGTTTTCACCAGAAGTTTGTCTTACTTCGTTATCCCCACCATTAGTAGAACCAAATGGTGGATTAAATATTACATCACCTGGTTTTAAATATTTTGTTTTATATACTAAAAACGGAGACGAAGCACTAGCGTATTGTCTAAATACATAACCTTCAAAACCACAAGGTAATGCATCAGTAGGTGCTTCATCACTCAACTCAATCATTACATATTTAGATTTTACTTGGTATTCACCATTAGATGTTCCTATTTTGTTAGCAATATAATTATTTTGGTTTGGATCTAATGAACAGTTTGTGAAACTTTCAACAACTCTAACACTATCATCAGTATCAAAAAAGTCTCTAACTAATACATCAAATGTTCTACTATTAAATGAAATGTTTGCTATTGATATTTTTACTAGTCTATTAGCAGCATTACCATCTGAAATTAAAACAAACTTAAATAAATTATAAACTTTGTTACCTCTTAACTCTGAAACTAAATAAGGTGTTTTTGGTGTTTGATATTGTTCTAAATAGAAACCAATTGACTGTGTATCTAAAGATTTTGCACTATCTAATTCAATAAAATCACAGTATAAACCTCTAACTTTACCTTGTCTGTAACCGTTTAATAGTAAACTAGAGTACACTTCCTCAACAAATAAAGGTACTTGAGTTCTATCTTTTCCAAAATTACTTCTTCCAAATATTTTTGAAAGATAATTAGAGTTTGATGACTGTAATGACGTTTCAAAACTAAATGTATCATTATCAAATGTTGTTCCTGTAACTAAGAAATTACCAAAAGGATCTTTTGTAATTCCTGAATAAATACCTGTACATACCATAGAAGCGTCTGATGTTGCTGAAACTTCATATCTCGGTCCTGCCTGTGTTGAACTATAATTAGTAATACCTCTAGATCTTAAAGTTGCAACTACTAAATCATCATAATCACTATATGGTGTACCTGAGTAAAGAGTTAAATAAACAGTACATGTTCCTGTGAATTGTGTTGAAGTTGTACCTGTACCTATCGCACTTAAAGCAGCACCAAAACCATAACCCGCGTATGAACCAACACTTTGTGCTTTTGTGTAGTCAAATAGGGCGTAATACCAAGGATCGTTTGTTGATGCTGATAAATTAGCATTCGATAATAAAACGTTATCAACACCAAATGTTTCAGATGTTGCAGAAACCGCATTTGTAAATACAGATGTACCCGTTACTGAGTTAAAGGTACTACTACTTACAGTACCCCAAAATAAGGCTTCACCACCGGTCGCTCCCGAACCAAGAGTTGCAAAGTTATTTACTTCAGTAGATATAAAAGTTTGAAAATCAGCATTTAATGAAGAAGTTCCACCATTAAATGATGTATAATCATTATAAAAATCAGAATTAAGTACTGCTGGTGTTACTGAAGTAATTGTGATATTAGTACTTGCACCTGTTGTACCTGTAAATGTTACAGTACCTGACGTAACCCCTGTTGCTGCAATTGTTCCAGGATTTGGGTTTGCGATTGTTGTAATAGACCAAGAAGGTCCCGCATCGTAACCTGATAGACCAAGGATTCTTGTTACAAAAAGTTGATTTGATTGACTTAAATATGATTTTGCAATATACGCAGCCTCATATTTAGGTATTTGAGTACCAACAAATTTTTCAGGAGAGGTGCCGCCAAAATAAGTTTGGAACTCGTCAAAGTTTGTTATGAAAATAGGTTCAAATGCCGGTCCTTGTAGAGTTTCACCCACAAGTCCTAAAGTTGTTACACCTACACTTGAAGCCACAAAAGTTAAATCTCGTTCTGAGGTATAAACACCAGGAGAAACGAATACTTTGTTTGTTGAAGCCATTATTAATTAAAATTTATAAATTTATTTTATATATAAATACTAGATAAAAATGCAAAAAACTTTGATGCAATATAATTATTTAAGATGTAGGATATTTTTTTCTACCTTTTTTCATACTAAACTATTTACTTTTAAATCATGAAAAAAATAAAGAATATAAAGATTTCTTTAGAGACACATAAAATACTTAAAGATTATTGTGATGAAAAAGGATTAAAGATTTATAAATTTTTAGAAACCTTAATAATAAAAACTTGTCAAAAAGAAAAAGACATATACGGTGAATAGTTTTTAAGTAACAATATAAGCAACTGTTTTAATTGTGGATTCTTGAGTATTATCTATTTTAGTAACTGTTATTGTTAACGTATCACCATCATTAATTTGGATTTTATCTAAGTCGGACCCTACATAATTATTATTTATATTAACGTCATAACTTGAAATGTTAGTTGTATTTTCAATAACAATATCTGCAGTATATCTAAAGACTTCATTAAGTTGAGTATTACCTGAAACAAATAATAAGTCTAAATCAAAATTATCAGGTCTTGGTGGTTCTATTTTTGTTTTTCTTCTTCTATTTAAAGTATCCACTTCAAACATGGTTACATTTCTTGTTATGCCTGGTGATACTTGAAACTCCTCTTCATCTAATAAAAAACCCATTAAAGTAATCTTATAATTTTGAATATAATATTTTCTTTTTTCTATATCTTTAACTGACTCATCTGTTGGGTCTTCCATTTTAATTGGCATATAGTGACCTTTAATTTGTGCATATGCTTGTTTTGATGTAAATTTTTGCATGAATAATTTATTAAATTCATTTAATTCACGCATTCTATTACAAAATATTTTAACACTGTAAGTGATATCAACAGGGATTGGTTGAGGTATTTTATAAACATCAACCCCTTTTCTATCTCCGTCCCATGTTGGTACTGAATAATAAAAAAATCTTAATCTTTCAGGTATATTCGCGGCTCCTCCTTGAAATTTTCCGTATTTAACTTCAGGTTGTCTAACAGTAATAATAAATGGTAATGAAACGTTTTTATCTAAATCTTGAAATTTCCATGTTTCGGTAAACTGAGACCAGCTTTGGGTTGTTATAATCTTATCGACGGTAGGAACCACTTTACCATCAACGGTTAATTTAAGTTGTTCTTTAACAAAATCTAAAACTCCTTTATCTAAATCTGCATGTAAAACACCTTTTGGTAAATAGGTTCCGTCTTTTGTAACGTCCTCTATCAACTCCATTCTTCTTTCCTTACCAAATTTCTGTGGAATTAAAGGTAAAAATTTTTTTTGTTGTTTAGGTAATGCCATTTTTTTATATTCCGTTAAATTCGTCATTAGTTACAGGAGCAGCAATTATTGTTCTGTAATATTTTTTATAACCACCATATGTATGTTTTAAATCTGAAGTGACCCTACCATCATTAACAACACTGTAGTATCTTACTTTATCTTCCGTTTCATAATAACCTAAGTAATCACCCAAAGAAATATCAACAGCCAACTGATCTAAGTGTGATTGATAAACACTAAATGTCATATTACCTGGTTCTATTTGTGAAAGTTTTGATGTTCCGTAATCTGAATTTGTGGGAGCGTCTATTTTAACTAATCCTTTTAATTCTACAGGTGCTAAAAATTGTATTCCTTCTGTTAATGCTTCGCCATAAACATCATCGTTATTTGTTCTTTGTCTATCTACACGATATAAAACAACACTGAAATTCATATCACCCATTTGCCATTCCATACCCATTTCAATTTCTAAATTGAAATCTTCTTCAGAAAAAAACTTATTTAATCTTGTTATTGGTACTCTATTTTGTGTCATATAATATAAATACTTTAATTGATTTTTTTATATTATTTACTATTTTTATTTATAATATAATGGAAGAATTAATTTCAAAAACTCCCGAAACAAGAGCCCTTCAGTTATTAGATGATTATGTAGGGTCAAATAACTATATCTTAAATTTAAGACACAAAAAATTAAATAGTAAGACATTTACACCAACAAGACCACAAGCAGAATACATTATAAATTTTCACGGAAGAGTACCAAAGGTTGCAAAAAAATGGGTAAAACTTGACTCATATTTTGGTAAAAAAATGATGGAAGATAAAATGTACACAAAAGAACCGTCAGAAATTTATGTTGAAAAGTTATTAGTTGAAAAAGATAAATCATACCATATATGGGGTAAAATATTTAGTGGGGAAACTTTACATGATTTTTGGATTCCAAAATCAGCATTAGTAAAAGATAACGAAGTTAAAAATGTTGTTATTGAATATTCTAAATACGATCACAGGGCACCAATGTCTCACCAAAAAGAAGCTATTGAAAAACTTGTTAGAAATAAAAAGTTTATTTTGGCTGATGATATGGGTCTTGGTAAAACAACATCAACAATTATATCTGCACTTGAAACAGGTGCTAAAAAAATATTAATAATTTGTCCCGCATCATTAAAGATAAATTGGGAAAGAGAGATTGCGAATTATTCAGATAGAACCGCATATATTGCAGAAGGTAAAAAATTTTCAGATGAATCTGATTTTGTTATCATTAACTATGATATATTAAAAAACTTTCATGACCCAAAAAAGAAAGACGATTCTATTATTTTAAAATCAAACTTTGACCTTGTGATTATGGATGAAGCTCATATGATTTCAAACCCACAAGCACAAAGAACAAAAATAGTAAATGATTTATGTGAAAGGTTAGATAGGGTTTGGTTATTAACGGGAACACCAATGACATCAAGACCAATGAATTATTTTAATTTATTAAAATTGGTTGATAGTCCTGTTGCCGCAAATTGGATGGCTTACGCAAAAAGATACTGTAATGGTTATCAATTCAGTGTTGGGAAAAGAAAAGTTTGGAATGTTACGGGGGCATCTAATTTAGATGAATTAAGAGAAAGAACACAAACACATATTCTAAGAAGATTAAAAGAAGAAGTTTTAGATTTACCTGATAAAATTATTACACCAGTTTATTTAAGATTAAAGTCAAAAGACTATGAAGAACTAATGGGCGAATACTACGATTGGTACGACAAAAACCAAGAAGAGTCATCATCATTAACTATTCAGTTCGGTAAATTAATGAAAGTAAGAAAAGTAATTGCACAAGAAAAGGTTAAATCAACAATTGAGTTAGCTGAAAATATTATTGAACAGGGAAAAAAAGTAATCATATTTACAAACTTTACAGACACATTACAAGAAATTTATAAACATTTTGGAAAATCCGCAGTTTATTTAGATGGGTCTTGTTCAAAACCCCATCGTCAAAAAGCGGTGGATGACTTTCAAGAAAACGATAAAATTAAAGTTTTTGTTGGAAACCTGAAGGCTGCGGGTGTTGGTATTACCTTAACCTCTGCTGAGGCGGTTATTATGAATGATTTGTCATTTGTTCCTGCGGAACACGCACAGGCAGAAGACCGTTCACACAGAATAGGACAAAAAAATTCAACATCGGTTTATTACCCATTATTTGAAAATACCATTGAGGGGGCAATTTATGATATACTAACAAGAAAGAAAAAAATTATTTCAACCGTAATGGGTGATGATTTATTGTTAGACGAAGGATCATCAATTGAAGAAATGTTAAATATGATTTCTTCTAATAGGTGATATTTATTTAATATGATATTTAATAACTTAAAAAACAAAATAGAACTAATTGAATCTAAAATTGCAAACGTTTCATTTAATAATGAAAAAATTATTAGTGAAATAAAAAAAGTTAGTGTTGAAAAATTACCTTACGATTTTGATGAATTAGATTTATTCATTGATTCCGAAACAATGAAAACCCATTATAATAAACATTATAAAGGTTATGTTGAAAAATTAAACGTTGAGTTAGAAAAGATTAAAGGTAAAGATTTAGATTTAGAAGAAATTGTTTCAAGTATTTCTAAATTTAATACTAAAGTAAGGAATAATGGTGGTGGGGCATTTAATCACGCATTATTTTGGAAAATGTTATCTCCCGTAAAAACAAAATTAGAAAACCCTCTTTTATATAAATTAGAAACAACATTTGGTTCTTTTGAAAAATTTAAAGAGAAATTTGAAGAAGAGGCGAAATCAAGATTTGGTTCTGGTTGGGTTTGGTTAGTGTTAACAAAAACAAATAGATTAAAAATTATAACCACACCTAATCAAGACAATCCTTTAATGTTATCAGGTAGAAACAAGTCATACCCACTTTTAGGTCTTGATTTATGGGAACACGCTTACTACTTAAAATATAAAAATGAAAGGGATCGGTATATTAAAAACTTTTGGAAAGTTGTTAATTGGGGATTTGTCACAGATTTATATACAACCCAACTTGATAGAAATAAATTAGACTAATAAGATATTTATATAAAAATATATCTTATGTCAACATCAATTATTTCAGAACCAGAAAGAAGTAAGTTATATAAAAGAATTAGAAATCTTTTAGGTGCACCTTTAAGGGGGGTAGAATTAGAAGATGAAATGATGGATTCTTTATTAGAACTTTCAATACAAGACTATTCTCAACATGTTAACGATTGGTTAATAGAGTCTCAATGGTCGTCATTATACGGGATGAACCTTGATGAACAGTCAATAACAAGGGCTTTTACAACAAGAAGTTTAGATTGGGAGACTCAATATACATATGCTTACTCTAAAATTGTTGGGTTACAGGCAGGTGGTGATTGGGTTTTAGAAAAAGATTATATTGATTTAGTGCCCGGACAACAAATATATGAAATACCGGCAGGTAGAGAAGTAAATGAATTATTATGGTTTTCTAGATCTGAATTAGACGCCGCTTATTTTGATCCATTTATGGGTGGTTTTGGTGGTTTTGGTGGTATTGGTCTTGGTGGTGGTGCTGGTTTTTCACAAATGGGTACAACAGGAAATTATTTTATAACACCGGCATTTGATATTCTTTTAAGAATGCAAGATATTAATATTAAAAGAAGGATAATTACAGGTGATTTAACTTATAGAATTACTGCGCTACCTGAAGGAAAAAAGGCTATACATTTATATAATGTTCCTGGTGGTAAATTTGATTTTGGTAATATGCAAAGAAATCAGTACAAAGTTTGGTATTGGTATTATAATACATTTGATAGGGAAGATTGTTTAGCAAAAAATCCTGATGTTATTAGACTACCATCAGACGCTCCAATTGATGAAACTAGGTGGGACGAATTAAATAGCCCCGCACAAACTTGGGTTAGAAGGTGGTTTACTGCATATTGTAAAGAAACATTAGCAAAAGTAAGAGGTAAATATGGTGGTAATTTAAAAACACCCGACAGTGAATTAACTCTTGAGTGGCAATCTTTAAATACTGAAGCAAAAGATGAAAAAACTATTTTGTGGGAAGAATTAAAAACTAGACTAGAAAGATTGAGACCGGAAAAGCAGTGGGAAATTAAAGGTGCTATGGCTGAAAATATGAATAAAGCGTTAAAATTCAGACCATTTACAAGTCCATATACTGTTATATAATTTTTTATGTCTGTTTTTAAATCTTTACCTATATCTAAAATAATAAACGGTGTCGAGGTTAAAGTACCGGAATCGTCTGTCGTAACAAATAAAAGTTATTCGACAGAGGGTGAATCTTTTATTGTTATAAAAAATGTAGAAAGTTGTGAATTATTTTTAAATCCACAAACAACAGATCATGTTGTGGTTAAGTCTTTAACAAACGTTTTGGTTAAATCAAACGAATTAATAGATGAGGAATTTAATGAAGTAGAACTAAATAAAGGTGCCTGTGTTGAATTTAAAAAAATTGGGGATTTTTGGTACATACTATCTTCCGACGGGTTGAAAGGATCTTAGTCAAAAACTAAAGACATTAAGTCTCCATCTTCATCGAATTCATAAATATCATCGTCATCTACTTCATTTTTTAACTTACTTTCTAACATAATTCTCCTATTATTTTCAACTCTTTCGGTATCCACTAAATTAATTGTGTCATCAATATACATGTAGTAAGGATCAATACCAACACTTTTCCAAAACGTAACCTCCATATCAGAAAGTGTTAATACCTCATCTAATTTATCTTGGTCTTTTTCTTTCATAGGAAATCCTCTTCCTAATGTTGTTTGTGATTTTGTAAATATTGGCATATCTTTAGGGTCTTCAATTAAAATGTCTTTTCTAATTTCAGGACTATAAACAACTAACAGAGGTTCAATTCTTTTATTAAATGCCGCCAAATATCTTGGTACATTATACTCACCTAATAAATCAGGATTTAATTCTATTTCTTTTTCATCGATTAAATAACAATTTAAAATAACTTCACTTTTTGATAGCATTTCAAGTGGTACTGCACCATAACCATCCATGTAGTCTTGTATTTGTTTTTTAGTCATTTTGGTTGTTTTCTTTTGAACGTCACCATGTGATTTTTTTTCACCGTTATTAACGTAATAAATAGTATCACCTAAACCAGGATTTTTTCCTGCGTTCATTAGAAGTTCCATATGTGCTTGACGGGACATTAAACTTCCTGCCTTTGTTGTTTTTGTAATATGAACTTTATAATCCTCTATTGATTGTTTAACGCGAGCCTTATTTGCAATCTTTGCTAATGGAATTTGTTTATTAAATATTTTATCCACATACTCATAGTAAAAATCTAAAAACTCAGCACCCTTACCATCAAGTAACATTCTCAATCCTTTATCTAAAAATTCAGCAACATATGTTTGAAGTTTTTTAGATTTAATTGTATTACCTGTTAATTTAACTTTACCTTTATCTGTTAGAAGTGCGTAGTTTTTACGAGCCACGTTAATTGTTGCTGGCCATACACCATCAATATCAAGACCCATTTCATTTCTCATAAATAAATCATTGTATTCTGCAACATCGGCTTCGGCCCCTGTATAAACTTTACCCTCTTCTACTAAACCATTAAGACCTTTACCAACATAAGTGTAGTTATCTCTATCTTCAGGAGTTTCAAAGTTTACACCATCCGTATCCATTACAAGTGGTGTATAACCTTTACTCATGAAATACATAATCATCTGTCGTAAATACTGCCTTCCGGTACACGTAATCTGTTCTCCCATGTCCATATCACCCCAAGGGAAGACGTGGGGTGCAGATAGTGATCCAAAGAAGGCATTGATAAAGATTTTGATTGGTAACTGTTTCCTGTCGTATGAGACAGAAAGTTTCGGATCCGTTTTTTTAAATTCACTTGCTAAATTTTTATATTTTATACGGGTATCTCTAAAGTATTTTAACATACTTTTCATCGCACCCGTTACGTCACATTTTGGAAATACATCATGAACCAACTGAATAGAAGGATAAAGAGAAGAGTAGTCAAGTTTTAATACTTTTCTTGAGTACCCTACTTGAAGTAATCTTGACAAACCTCCTGTAAATTTTCTTTTTGGTAACTTTTTAGGAATTGCTAAATTATGTTTATA